CAAGTTGAGCCAACCAAGAATAATCTTGTTCGCTAACCCAATCAGAAGTAAGCTTATATCTATCCTTATGCTGAATAGCATAGTTGAAAGTCGTTTCGTTATACCTGTTATATCCATCTATATTTGTCATTTGTCCACCTACAAGCTGCCAATCGCTTCGCCTATATGATGCTCTTTGATATTCGCTTGACCTTTTATTAACAAGGGCGAACTTCTTTGTATCCCAACCGCCTAATCTATTTAGGAACTCTAAGTTAAATTGTTGGTATTTAGGATAGCACTTATGTCTTAATTTAATAACTCTTGTTTGTGCGCCACCTCTTTTTAAATAGAAATTATAGCCGTAAGTATTCTCATCTATAATCGTGCCACTTGCCCAATCGTTTATATGTCCTGCTTGTAGGTTAAACATATTGAATTGTCCGCTTAACGTAATATTACCGCTTACAGTATTAGTAACCACATCGCCTTGCCCTAAAACCTCAACCCAAGCCGAATAACCGCCCGTTGCTATGCGTAGGAAAGTAATGTAAAAGTTATCTCCGTATTCAAGTGTTATGTCGTCAGTATCACGCTCGGTCAAGAAGTCATCGGTAAAGTTTTCTAATAGTAAATTATCGTAATAGTCCGATAGTACTAAAGGCGTTTGGTTCTTAGTTAAGAACACATCGGCAAACAATGGCGGTACAAAATTGTAGGCTGAGAAGTTACCAGATGCTAAGTTAGTAGTTGTAACACCGCTTACCTCTTCGCCTACTCTTATTTGGTAATCTACTTTAATCTTGTCGTTTGAAGCTACAAGTATTGAGTTGCCCGAAGGCTCGAAGTAGTTAGTAACAAAACTCCTAACCATTGGCGATGCGTTAAACACCCCGTAGCTACCTTCTGCACTTGGCGAAGGGAATACTTTAGAACGTATTACTTGGCTTCCATTGATGTATACGTCATACACAAACTTAAAGTTTGTAGTTCCGCTATTGGTAGAACTTGAAACAAACCAAAGGTTATCGTGCATTGACGAATATGGTGCAGGACTACTTGTTATTGTAATTGCCATTATTTGTTATCTTTTATTTCTTTTGATATTTTAGCAGATGCCTTAACTGCGTAATCGCCCAATAAAGCATAGGCTACATCTTGCGTAAATTTATTATTGAATACCTGTGCAATAGCATTGTCAAAGTATTTAGTTTGCTCAATACCCTTCTTTTTAATAGACGAAGATATTGCATAGGCTAATCTTTTCTTATTGGTAGCATTGCTTACTACCTTTTTTAATGATTGTCTTTTGGTTTCCGTCTTGTCTATTTCCCCTTTTTTGTTAGTATCTACGCTATCAGTCCTAACGCTTTTCCTTGCCTTGTTAAGCCAAGTAAATATATTAGCTGCCATTTTCCTATTAGGGTAAGGACTTTTAAAAGAGTAAGGAGTATTGCTTGGACTTCCGCTATCGTAACCCTTAACACCTTGGTTAATAAAATCAAAGTACTCCATTTGTTTGCTTCCTAAAGGGTAGCCTAAATTCAAAGTGTATTGATTGCCAAACTTTGTGATAACGGGTTGCGAAGGCTCGGCTAATAAACCAGAACTTATAGAGCCTGACTTTTCGAGGTTCTCTTGGATAGCATCGTTAAAGGCTATGCCATATTCGTAAAGTACCTTCTCAAGTAGTGGCAGTTCGTCTTTCTTAACAACGTTATAGTCGCCCCCTTTAATCTTGTTAAAGAAGCCTTCCCTTAAAGCCTGTAATTGATTTCTACTAATACTCACGCTAATAAATATAAGGAAGGTCTAAAAATAACTAACCCCACCAAAATTGGCAGGGCGTGTCTGGGGGTATTGGGGGTCTTATTTTATCTTCCTAATGGCTTCGGCATCAAAGTCCGACTTGGCTTTTAAGTACGATAAGCTATTTAAGTAATGTATTATTTTAAGTTCGTAAGCATCTTGCAAAGGTATGGCTTCGTACTCCGATACTATTTTGGTACAGTATTGCCACCCAAAATACTCCATAAAATTGCTGCCACCTTTTGTGCCTTGTCCTGTTCCATATTCTCCTTTATTAGGCTCTTCTCCAAAAAGTCCTGGGTAATTGGAATCCAATCGTTGAATACTTGATAAAAAAAAACAACCGAATAATAAACCTCTTTGAAATTGGCAAACAAAAAGTCATTTGCGTACTCTTGGTGCTTGTCCGAATCGTAAGGAAGGTCTATATATTTAAGCCATTTTCTTTGTTGTGGGATAGTAATAGATGCCGCTATCTTGTGTAGGTTAGGTATAAGTTCCTTACAAAAGTATTTGCTTTCAATGTAGCGTGAAGCGTTAATGTCCTTTGCATCTTGTATAAACCTATACGTTCTGCCATTGGCTCTTACTCTATTTACGGGTGTACCTTCGTAGTTGTCTTTAAGGAATATTATCTCCGACCTATATTTATTTAGCTTCTCTTTAGGTAGGTTAATAACTTGATTGTCCGTAAGGTTATTAACTATGCCTACTAACTTGCATTCTAATTCAAACTCCGTTAAGTGTTCTGGTGGGTTTGTAATGATAGGGTGCATTTGTTGGTATTGCCATACCGAAATTTTATTCCAACTCATTTGTTTTCTTTTTTGTCTTGTTCAAGTATCTTATTACTTTGGTCTATTAATCTCACCCATACTATTGAAATAAGGGTTGCTGAGATTAAAGACATTGTTATTGCTACTATCATTTTGTTTGGTTATACATATCACGAATTTCTAAAATAGCAAATACTACTATCACTATTGCGACTGGTAATAAAATCATTTCTTTAGTTTTAAAGTTATCTCATAAGCAAGATGCCCACCTATGTAGCATAACGCTGCCAAAGGTAAGCAAATTGCAAAGAAGTACAATATTTTAATTATTTTAATGATACAGCTACACTTGTTGTGCTACTCTTAGCAGGTGGGTAAACTCTTGTAACTTCGCCAGTAACTCCGTTTATAATGTCAAGTCCTTGATGTGGTACTTTTTTTAGGAACTCTTCCATATCCTTTTTTGCTTTAGCTGCGCTATTGTACTCGGTCATTATCTCGTCATAAGCCGGGCTTTCGCATTTAGTATAATCGTACTTAACTCCGACCTCACGAATGTTAAATTTAGCACTCATATACTCGAAGTCCTTGCCATTAAGTACGGCTGCTTGTAATACTGCATCTTTATAGTCCTTATTTGCCTTTAGGGTTTCAAGCATATCCTCTAAGGCTTTAACCTGGAGATGTGTTTTTAACGGGTCAAGTTCCCCATTGTTTAAGCGTTCAATTAATTGGTGGGTAAACTCAACTCGTTGTTCTTTTGTTGTTTCAAAGATTTGTTGTAGTTCCATTGTGTTTATTTGTTTTGGTTAAATTCTATTGGCTCAGCTTTTTTCAAAAATTCATTTACTAACAAATCAAGTCCCATTCTTTTTAATGTTTCTTTTATTTGTTGTTCTGTGTATATGTTTTCATTATCAAGTATCTCAATTGGTGTAATGGAGTTATCATAACTTCCAAAACTCATTGATTGAGTTGCAATTTTATTTACTTGTTCTTCTGTATATAGTTTCATAGGTTAATTAGTTTTTGGAGTCCATACACCAGTTGTTGTTACTTGGCTTTTAATAGCATCTACTTTTATACTATTTAAATTAGCTTTTCGTTGCTCATACTTTATAACGATTTGATTTAATATTTTTATTGTTTTCATAGGTTATTTGTTTTTGGAAATATATTTCTAATTTAATTAAATAATTGTTTTTAAATAGCTTTTTTTTAAACAATTAGAATTATAGTTCTAATTATATTGTTTCGGGTTTATAGTTATCTACATCAAAGAAGCCTATTTTAAAGCTGCTCGGCTCTCGTCTTAATCTGCGTTTAGAAGGCTCATAGCCTTGCTCGTTACAGTAGGTAAGTATCTCAAGATAGGTTGCATCAATGTTAGTCATCATAATGCTAATCGGCTCACTTGCATAATATTTGTCTATGTATTCTTTTGGCTTTGTGTCATAGTTTTTAATTGTGTAGTCAGTTAATGCTGCCATTACAAAACCTGTTGCAATTAGCAGAAGGCAGATAGCGTAAATCATTTTGAGTAGATGTCTTGAAGTTGCCCTATAAGGTAACAAGCTACTAAAAATACGGCTAAAAGTTGTGCGGTTTCTTTTTTCATTGTGTTTGTGTTTAAGTTTAAAAAGGTGGGGCTATATTTCAAGCCCCTGAAATTTTAATATTCGCCGTTGTAATTTGCAGACCATAAGTCAGAGCAATTAAAAATAGCTGCTTCCATAGCCTTCTCGGCTTCAAACATATTACACTCGACTGCATATCCATTAGCCGAATACCCGTTCCAACCTTTTAGCTGACCGCTTAATTGGCTAATTTGCTTTGATGCTTTTTGTAAGTCAGTTAATTGAGTAGGCATTTTAAACCAATCTTGCTTTAATAGCCATTGTTGGTAAGAAGTAGGTGTACTTAAAAATTGCTGACCTTTGTACTTACCGAATTTTAAAGTGAAGTTTTGCATAAAAAATTTGTTTGTGGTTAATTGATATATCAAATATACAACCTTTACACATTACACAATCAAATGGGTAAACTTTTTTTTAAAATTGTGATGAACGGCAAATATTAAGGATAAGCGGTTAAAGGAAGGCATACCTACCCGTGCCACGTTTAAGGCTAAAGTTCTGCCAAGCCAAAGCCAAAGCCATTACGGCATCATCGTGGAAGCCTGAAGGTGCTGAGTACTTTACCCCCGTTGCCGTGTACATATATTCAAATACTTCTAACTCCTGGCTTATTATGCCCTCAGGATAGCCTATTTTACCTTGATGTATGGCAGCTTGTAACCCTTCCATTAGCTGTTGCTTACTTGAATTTGTAAACTTTAAGCCTTGTATCATTACCCCTTCACGTTGCAAGTCCTCGAGGATAGGGTCGCCAACCCCCGTACTATCGACAAGGATAGGGCATTTAGGCAGCCTAAGTATAGTTTGCTTAGTATTGTGCCAATCCATTTGAAAGCGGTCAAAATAAGCCACGTTTCCGTCTTCGTCTAAACCTACGATAACTGTCCAATCGACCGACTTGGCAAGGTCAATCCCATAAGCTACTACTGGCATTGTTGTTACTGGGTGTAAGCACTTGCGTATGTGTTGGCTGCCGAAAGGGTTTGCTGCGTTCTCCGCAGGGTTTGCCATATACTCTTGCTCAAATACAACCTCGGGTAATTGCCTTCTTGCATCGTCTATCTCGTTCGGGTCAATGTAAGGGTTATCGTATGTAGTAAACTTAAAGCTTTGCCAATCGGGTTCTGCTTTACTAAACAAACTAAAGAAGTAGTTTTTACCTTTAGGGGTGCTTAAGAATATAGCCTTACCCTTGTAGTCCGTTAAGGTAGGTCTTATTGAGTTTAGCCACCCGTCTTCTAAGTTAGGTATAAAAGAAGCCTCGTCTATTACTGCTAAGTGAAACTTTAAACCTCTAAGATTATCCAACCTTTCACCTGTAAAGAAACGTATACTGCCACCTGTAATGAAAGTAATAACCAGGTCGCTTTCGTTTTTAGAATATATCTCTAATGGCAATAGGTCTACTATCTCTTTAAAGAATATCTTGCCTAATTGGTAAGTAGGGGTAATGTAAGCTACACGCTTTTTATTAACCGCAGTATCTATGCTTATCGTTTGGCTAATCAATGACTTACCAAACCTTCTACCTGCCATCATTACAATAAACCTACTATCGCATTCAATTACTTGCTTTTGCGCTGGGTGTGGGTTATGTAACTTCAAGCCTATTGTCTGCATTATCTATCGTAAGTTATTTTAATCTCACTTACTTCGTGTTTGTTCTCGGACTTCTCTACTAAGCTATTCAATCGCTGAGTTATGCTTGGATTGTAAACCCCTGCCATACCGCCTTCGATTTGGTCTTGCCTTATTTTTCTCCTAATATGCGAACAGATGGTTAAAAAATCTGCGTAAGCATTATTTGTATTAGCAAAATAATGGCTTAAATCTCCAATAATTCCTTTGTCTGCGCAAAAGTTCTCAAAGCCTTCTATTGTCAAAGGTCGTTCTCTTAATCTGTAAACTTCGTCTCCGTCTTTGCCTACGAAATCGTGTACCTTGATTGGATTGCTTTTGCAGTATTCTGCGTACTCGTTAAAGTATTGAAGCATTAGTTCTGGTGTCTCTATAAGTTTAAACCTACCCATCTATTTTATTTTTATAGTGTATACATATCCTTTCCATAACGGATAGGTAATATGTGTTAAAATCTTTGTACCCTTCATTGTCTTGTTCGTATCTTCTATATAAGATACCCCTTAATCTTTGGCTTGGTGTCTTAAACGTGTCTGGGTCTGCTTTTAGGTTTTCGACTATGTCTTGCTCTTCTTTGCTAAACGGCTCTTCTTTAATTGCTAAGTAGCAGAACTGTTGGTTAAGCTGAAATAAAGAAGCTGCGTCTTTAGGACTTAGTTCTTGGGTTGCTAATGTTAGCTTGATTGTTTTATCTTTGCGTGATGCTATGCTTTCAATTTGACTTGATAATAATATCATAGTATTCCGTTAATTATATCGTTTGCTTCGTCTATTGCGTCTTCTTGGTCAAGGTAAGTGTCTACGTCTGCTATGTGCTTATTGATTAAAGTTTCTGCCATTGAGTAGGTGTAGTGTCCTATTGTGGTCATATCGTCTCCGTCTTTACCTGTCTTACATACCGCAAGGAAGTAAACTTTGTGAGTTAGAAGCAGCCATATAGCGTTTAACTTTCTCATCTGCCTTGACCTTTGTATGCTTTTTCTCTGGGTGTGTGCTTATTAAAGGACTTCTTTGCAGAGCCTCGCTTACGCTTTCCAAAGTTTACCTTTGAACTATTTTCTTTAATCTTTGCCATATAATTTGCTCCAAGTTGTAGGAAGTGATAAATCTTTTATTTTGCTATATCCTTTTGTTTTAAAGTAGCTATCCCATTCAGATTGTTCTTTAATATTTATATGCCCCCATTGTTCGTCAAAGCCAGCAACTCTTTGTGATGTGCTACTAAACAATATGTATTTAGGTTCTATCTTACAAAACAAGTTATCAAGTTCTTTGTCGGTCATATGCTCTGCCGTCTCTATGAAGTTAAGCAAGTCAGTTGTTACAGGCTTGTCTATTATTTCTACGTAAGCTACGTTCTGCTTCATATACTCACGATGCGACTTAAATATCTCAAAAGCTACAATATGATAACCTGCTTTGAAGTAAGCATCGCTATAAACCCCCGTTCCTGCTCCGTAATCTAATACTGACACAACAGGTAAATCTTCAATCTGTGCAACAGTATTTCGTGCCAAGTCCTTAAAAAAGTCATTGTGCATACCTATTCCGTTGTTAAGTTCGTATTCTAAAAACTCTTGTTCAGTTAATAGCATCGGTAGTTTTGTTTATGTATATCTATTAAAAACTCTTTATATTGTTTCTTATCTCCAAAGTCAATGTGGCATTTCCTACATAACCCCATAAGGTTCTCAATCGTGTCTTTATCGTTTGAGCCACCCATTCCTCTCGCTTCAATATGATGCACATCTACTGCTTGACAACCACACACTTCACAGGGAACGAAGTCACTTGTTTTATACCCCATTCCCTGCAAATAAATTTGTGTGTGTTTTTTCATAGCTTCCCCATTAAATTTCTCCGATGATTAATAATTAAAAAAATTTAACTATGAAAATTATTTATTGTCTATTTCTTTTAGCTTGTTAATTGCCCACTCAATACCACTTGTACCACCCCAGCAGTCCCACATTAAACCACCACAACCTTCGCTATAAGGTACGTCTTTATGTTGTTGATGTCTTTTAAACGAAGCCATACGAGCAATAGTATCTCTACTAATCGGCTCACGATTTGCTAATTGGTTTGCCCTTGCCTTTCCTGTTGCTTCTCCACAAGAACCCCAACCATTTTTATCTGCCCATTCTAAAGCACGTTTTGCGTTGTTAGTTGCACTTTCTGGATAGTCCGTATAGCTTTCTGCAAACTTGCCACCTGCAAGGATAGCCTTCCAAACTTGCATTGCCTTCTCTTCGGTATCATATACGCAACCGCCTTGTCCTATTCTAAATTTCCCGTTAGAGCATTTTATTACTGGCATAGTTTACTATAAATATACTTTCGGTCTAAATTTATCCCCTCAAAGTTATAATTCTTTTGGCAGAACTCAAATAGTTTCTCTCCGCTTTCCTTACGCATATCCGCATCGCTTACTAAATCTCTTATATGTTTGTACCAATCCTTTTGGCTTTTAACGTAATGCACAGGCATATCTAAATAAGGATTGACGTGGCTAACAATGGCAGGGTTCTTTTTAGCAGCCGTTTCTAATACCTTTAGATTTGACTTCATAGCGTTGAACTTGTTATCTACCAATGGGATAACTGAAATATCGCTATCGGTGTATGCTCCCATATATTCCGTAACTCTTGCATAATTATAGATTGTAGGGTTTAGCTTTAAACCACAAGTGAAGCTATCAATCATTTTATCCCAGATAGGTTTCTCCGCATCATTGTAACCTGCTATCACAGTTCTTATGTTCATACCTTGTAGCCTTTTAAATGGCTGCCTTAGTATTTCTAAATCTCGCTCGTGCGTTCCGCTACCTGACCAAAACAATCTAACCTTGTAATCTTCGGTCTTGTTATCTGTAAATTGTTCTTGTCCGTAAGGAAGTGCGTTTGGTAATATGTGTACGTTTTTATTGTAAAGAGTTATCTCTGCTGCTAACCTTTCGTGAGTGCAGGTGCAAAGGTCTGATATCTTTAAGTAATCGGTAATTATTTTAGGTATATTGTTAAGCTTATATCTGTAATATAACAAATGGCTTTCGTTTAGTTCCCAATAGTCATCGTTATCCACTACTAACTTGAAGCCGTACTTAGTTCTCCAAGTGTCCATTTGCTTTGCATCTATCTCGTTAAGCATTCTATTCATTAACACAATATCCCAACCCTGCTCGAGTAGTTCGTCATTTAATACATCGGTAATAAGTGCGTATTCCTTTTCTAAGTGTACTATTGGCATCATTATGCGGTGCAGTCCTACACCTGAGTTGGCAGAAGTTATACAAAGTATTTTCATTATGTAGTACAGGCACAATCGTATGCCGGGTTTATGTTATATAAATCAAATTCCTTAAACAAGTTATTTTGTGAAATACTTTTAAGCGTTTCTATTGTTACGCCATTAAAGTAAGTGTATTTGCTATTCTTTTCGTCATTAATCCATTCGTCTGCAAGTTCTGGGAACTCCCTTAATATTGCTAAGATAGCGTTTTTACCTTTCATAAAACACAAAGTGCAGTTACCTAATATTGAAGGTATTTCCAAAGTGTAAGGCTTTTTACTCCAATACTCATTTATCATTTGCTTGGTTATCTTGCTATCAAACAAAGGGAACTTATCGTGTACCTTTTTAAATCTTTGGGTGCGTCTGCTAACTCGCATTGGTTCGTCATATCTAAAGCCTACCAGGTTTTCAAATTCTCTTATCCCTATGCTTCTTAAATATCTTTTAGCCGTTTTAATCTTTAGTTCTATTGTGCAGAACCTTTTGAACTGATTAGGTAAAGCTTTATTCTTTTTTAACATACCCGTAAAGCCACCTTCGTAACTTATTCTTGTTATTGGTATATTTTCAAATGCTTCAAAGTCATTAATAAATTTATAGGTCTTAGGGTGTTCCCTCATAGTATCGCAAAACAATACTATGTCTCCTTCCTTATATTCCTGGATAGTCATATAAGCAGAAGTTTTGCCACCGCTAAAATTAATTACCCTTTGCATTACGTTTCTTTGGTTTTGGTTGTAAGTCGTACCATTCGTACAAGCGTTTTATCATATCAAAAATACAATGGCTACACCATACTGTTAATATGAAATCTGCATTCATATACTTGCGATATATATGCTCGTACATTTTTAATATGTCTAAATCTATATTCCTAACATAACCATTCTGCACCATTTCATAATTTAGTCTATGTAGGTCTAAATAATTTCTGTGTTCTATTTCCATAAGTTCCACATTAGTTTTGAAAGTAAAGGTGCTACTACTCCTGGTATAAATACAAACGCAATTATGTCCGTACATATTGCAGGTAGTAAATATAAAACTAAACCTGTCCAAGCTGCTAAACAACTCGTGCAACTGAATGGTTTAAAATCTAAATACCATTTTCTGTGGAATGGGTGTATCTCTACAAAGAAAATTGCAAAGCATATTGCTGCTATAATAATCATTTACGTAATTTTTTTTTA